CGACCAAACTTACCTTTCATATCCTCGCCATCCTTATTGATCTCAGTCTTAAGGATTGCCTCCTTGCCAAGGAGTTCCTTCAATCTTTCCTTCGCTGCGAGCCCAAAGATTTTTTCAACCTTATCTGAGGTTCTTGATTCTGGGGTGTCGATCCCCATGATCCGAACACGCTCGTCTGCAAGAATAACGCCAAAGCCGAGATCAATGTCCACATCTACGGTATCTCCATCTACTACTCGATTAATTTTACATCTGTATTCGTACATTTAACCCTCCTCAACGGTGTACTTGACATAGTTATTCATACTATGATCGGCAGCGCCGTCGAGGATTCCATCTCTATACCCTCTGAACTTATCTTTGATTCTCTGCCACATAGTCATCTTACGAATCTTACCGTAGTGATTGATGTAACAGAGTTTACCGTGGTGTTTGTACCCCATCAATGCCAGAGGTACTCGAGTTACGAGATCATTATTATTTACGAATCTCCAATGAGTTGTCTTCATCGCCTTTACGAACGAACGAGTACCAACTCTTGGCGATCCATACGTATACAGTTCTTCACAGTGTGGAAGACGTGATGCTGCGATAGTCGCCATAGCACCACCAAGTGAGTGGCCACAAATAAAGAGTTCCTTTGACTCGTGACCTTTGAGAAAACGAAGAATGATTGGCCAAAGCTTGTCAAGTTCTCCTCTGAAACCAGAGTGAACCCAGCCATCTGTCATCGATTTTCGTGGAATTGCATTAAGGTCGGCAAGAACATCCGATAGCTCATCAGGTTCTGTACCACGGAAGCAGAGTGCAACCTCCGTCTTGTTCCAAACTATATGACACTGAGCACCATCCTTTTCGCAGAATTCATGTCCAGTGTATCCTAGCTTCTTATATGCTTTTGATGCATCTTTATCTTGGTAGGCAATTTCTGCCATCTGCGCAAACTTATTCGCTCGCTCCAGATTGAGTTTCATTTGTCGTGTCCTTCTCCATAGTAGGTTCATCAGTCACGGCTTTTTCATAGTAAACTATAATTTCGTCTTGTTGTTCTACATATCGTCTAATGTCGGCGATGTTCAAAGCAAGATTCTCATAGTCTCTCATACTTAATGCGACAAAAGCAAGTTCACCATATACTTCAGTGAACTCCTTTACAAATTCTTCGTAATTATCCTTGGTAACTACAAAGATTCGAGTATCATTCAGTTGTAGTGGCTTCGGTCTCGCTACCGTTGGTATCGTTAGACGTTCCGTCTTCGTTACCACTTTGATCTCTGGTTCCGGCCGGATTGCGCTGCAACCAGCTAGGAAGATCATACTGATTAGTATTACCGGTGTTAGACATGAAGTCACGCCACAAATTCGCTGTAGCACCATTCATCTTTCCTTCTAAAACTTTCGAATCGCGTAGTGCTTCGACTACCAGATTCATTCTACTCAGTTTGCCTCTGAGTTCGTCTCCATAGGCCTCAGCCTTTTGAAGATCCTGCTGTAGCTGAGTGTTTAACTCAGTTACCTTTTCCATATTATCCTTAACCAACTCTAGACTCGCCTCGGCAGTCTCAACTGCATTTTCAAGTCTTACATTATTTTCACGGAGTGTTGCAATCGTGTTTTGAGTCGTATCATAGTAGTACTTAGCTCCATAGCCAAGAGTTCCAATAATGCCAAGTACAAATATGAAAACGTATAATCTAATCATTGTTTATAAATTTAGAAAATCTCTTAAGTAGTGCAGGTCTCTTCTTCTTTCTACGGTCCATTACATTTGTCGTAGAGAATCGAGGACCCTGCGCCGTTTGTGCTGGGTTTGGAATGTTTGCTGTTGTGACTGCTTCCTCGTGGTTGCATGATCCTTCATGGACCTTGCCACATTTTTCGCATAACTTCTTCATTTGTAGAGCTCGCTTATTGTAACGTATACCTTTTGGTTTGTTTTTAAATGTACCGCTTCATAGACGTCAATACCAAAAACATCACCAACTGGATATGCATTCTCAAAGAACTTTACCTGATCCTTTGGTAATACTGCTTCCTCAAATGTGGAGTTGATTACTTTTGCATCTCTGACTCTGTAGACTCCTGGCGAGATTCTCTTGTCGTCGAGTACAAACCATTCACTTGATTCTCCAAGAAAATCAAGAGTGTCGATTTCGAACCTGGACAGGATTTGAGCCAGCTTACTGTCGCTAACTCCATATTGTTCTTTAATGAGATACAGAGCAGCGGCAAACGTACCGAGTCTTGATTCACCTCCTGGTACTTTTCCGAGCAACCGCTTAACATTAGCAGCAAGACGAACGAAAGGAGTGTAAGATGATTTCTTTGCATCGGTATCTAACTTTACACTCTTAATACGTTTTCCGTTTTCGTCAATGAGACCTTGCTTATACGCGTCCCATTCCTCCCACTTCATAACAAGCATTCGTATGAAGCGGAAAGTATATGCTAGGTCTGCTGCACTCTTAACAATACCCACTATATCTTCCTTAACTTATCGACCACTTGTTGATCCATGCTAATGCCTGTATACTGGTCTTCTTTTATATGTCTTAAGTATACTAAGAATGGCTTGACAACCGACCAATGACGATCGTCAAGCTTGAGTTCCAGTATGTTCAATGCTGCTTCAGTACCAAAAGAATTGAATACTACAATCATATGATTGAGAATCAATCTTTCTGCAAGCTCACCTTGATCTAGATATCGATTTAATAGTCTTTTAATATATTTAAATCGTTTTAGATCTTCATAAAATTCCTCAATATCTGAGAACTGAGGTTTATAATAATGCTTTGCTGCATAAAGAAGCAGATTGTCTTCAGTTAATTCATTGAATATCATCATAAAGTTATATATTCAAGAATTACATAGATTCGAGTGTAGCAACAATCTCAGGTTTAGTCATTCCAGTTACATCGATACCTTGTGCTTCTGCCAGTTCAACAAGCTCACGCTTTGTCAATTGAGACATCGTAGGCTCTTCGTCTGCGACAGGCTCAGGCATTGCTTCAATCAGAACTTCGGCTGTAGTTGGAATACCCAAGTATGCATCTACCTGCTCTTGAGTAAATTTACCAGATTTTAGAAGTTCACCAGTATTCGGATCTTCCCAACCACGAACAGTTGGTACTGCTCCACGACACCATGCTGGAGGATTAATTGCCATTCTTCATTCCTTTATATGCTGCTGCAATCTTGTTAATTACGCTTTGGTCACCGCTGCGAGTTTGATCACCGCTGTTACGAGGCTTGCTTGTAGGACCAGTGCGGCCTGCCTTCGATGCATCGTCATGACCTTTTTCGTCGTCATTACGAACTTCAACCTGCTTATGGCCGTCTTTCATTTTCTTTGCAGAACCGTTCTCGGCATCAGCACCCTTATCTGCAGCTGCGCCAGATTGGTTAGGCTGCTTTGCTGCGGCTTCCCAGATCGACATCAACTTATCACGGAAGGTTGATTCCTTCGTAGACTCTTTTGTAGTGTCATCCTTTTTCTTAGGATTCATCACTGCAGTCTCCTCGCCACCATTCTTCTTTGGCTCATCTTCTTTTGAAGATGTAGAAATTGCCTTACGGCGCTTGTGAAGATACTTATCAGTACCATCAACCTTACCATCGTTATTGATGTCCTTATCATTACGATCGTTAAAATCGCCTTTTGCCTGCTTCTTATCAACAGGATCCATCTTGTCTTCCTTCTTCGTGGCCTTTTCTTCGAGAGTGGCCCGATAATCTCTGATAAACTTTTTCATTTTTTTCTCCGTTAAACTACCCATTGGGCCACTAATGCGCCAATTGCTGCGATCATCGCAGCGTACACAAGCTTATTTATAAGACATACCGTCCTATGATTGTCGTCTACTTTCTTCTCAATGTCATCCAGTTTGCTGGATAGGCGATTGATCCGTTCGTACATTTTAGTATGGTCTTCCGTCAAACCAATAATCTTCTCTTCTGCCCGAGCCAAGGATATCATCGCATCTGCGAGTTTGTCGAGTTTATCCTCGATTCTTGTTAGTCTTTCGTTCGTTGTCTCAGCCATCAGTTATCCACCTTTGATCCGCCGCGCCACTGGTAGCATGACCAGTATCTCGCTTTCCATTTTGGTCCAGGGTTGTCACAGTTATAACGGGCACGGAAGGAACGGCGACGATCTGGGTCGTCTCGTTTGATTTCCATATTAGGATCACCAAAACGAACAACAACAACTTTGCCGTTAGGCCCCATAACATATACTTTAAACTTTTTATTCGGGTTCTCAGACGTGCGAATTGGATCATTTAGCTTTACAGTCTTACCCTGATAAGTCGCCTCGGTAATCTCAAGATCTTCATATAGATCTTCACACTCGCAGTTGCGGTCGATTTCCTCGGCTCTATATTTTTTGAAATTACCCACCGAACTCATGGCCTGCTACCCTTTTCATTTGTTTGTTAAACTCTGCCTGTGATGGCTTCTCTTTATATAACTTAATCGAGATCTCAGGCCTGTCTTTACCCTTGATACGCCAATTATAACCCTTTGCTTTATGCTCAGGCGATGTAGTCTTTACAACTCTTCTTTTATAGCCGGCTTCCCAGGTCTCTGACCCTTCGGCAAAGGATTTAAATGTTTTCATTTCTTTTTCTCTTTATCCAACATTTGGCGAACTTTTGAAAGTTTATCCTTATCGGAAGTAGAAATGTTTTTCATCTGCTGTCTACGACGCAACACTTCTGCAGCATCTGGCTTTGCTTCTTCTTTACGGAGAGATGCAAGAGAACGCTGAGTAGATGTTGGCTGGCGAACTGGCTTCTTACGACCAGTTGCTGTACGACCCATAGCAGCATCATGAGCACGATTCTTTTCACGTTCTTTCTTTAGCCAATCACCCTTCATCTTTGGTGCTGCTTCATCAAGAGAAACTTCTTCTTTTTTCAGCTTCATGGACTTAGTTAGCTTATCAGCAACCTGATCAAACATCTTATTGTATGCGCTTTGATCTGCCTTGCTTGGCTTTAGATCCATCGTAACGTCTGCATCGATAAAGTTCCAGTTGACCTTACCGTTCTTATAGTTACCTTTATCCTTCAGAGCCTTACGCATCGCCTTTTCAACATCTGCCATTTTAATCGCTTCGTTGACGCTTTCTTTCATGTCATCGTCGTCATCTTCCTCATCTTCATCATCATCTTCATCTTCGTTCTGAGACATAAGGTAATCGCGGACCGAGTCAATATAGTCTGCGGCCTTTGTAATCTTGTTCTGACACCACTCAGGCAGATTGTCATCATCATCTACCATATCGTAGATTTCATCTGCAGCGTCCATAACAATATCAAGCTGATCTTTCATCATCTTGCCTTCTTCGTCATATTCGCCTTTAT